GTTTCCCCGACACCTGCAGAAACTTTCCTCTTATTTCTAACCGACTAAACCTGTGATTAGCCAGAGAGTTTATCGAAATTACCCCGTAAAACGGCTGCGGGCACCAATGTGTGTACTCGGGTTATGCCTGCAACAGGACGTGCATTCCATTAACTACAGTTGCGTTATTGCGGTATCGTGTAGAAAGCTCAAGACAGTCACTTTGAAGTGATGGAGGGAAGTACTACGATGGTGTCCCCTGCAGGAACCGTAAAAAAATCATAACTCGATGTAAGAATTGAGAATATCCAGATGCCTTTATTAAATTTACCCATAACTTTACCCATTAGGGCTGGAAATAACGTTTTTCGCTACGGCACAATTCTAACGGTCAGGTAACTTTACCATCCCATTCAAAATCCCTTCACCATAAACGTCACCACTCCGATCACTCTGGCATCGTCCAGGGCGTCTCCTTCGATCATTACATCATTTGAGATATACCGCCTGGCGCGCACCTCGGCAAATACCAAGCGGCCGGATAACTCCAGTTACACCATGCTCCCCATCCTGGCGGAATGCCCGGTTCTGCAACGGCATACCCGTCGGTTGTCTGGATCACCACCGACTAGGCAGTGATTCCCATGACGTCCTCAGGGGGTAATCTTTAGCCGGGGATGGGAAGTCATTGGGGAGCCACTATCAGGATAATAAACAACCATCAATGGTATACTAATTAGCCAACCAACCATTTGCATGGAAATATTCTAAAATAACATTATCATAATCCTTACCTTTTCTTTACGTGACATTCCGATTTATCCTATTTGTTGATATATTACTCTTTTTAGAGACTTTGTGACCTCAAGCTATGGAATTTTTATGTATCTCATGTTGAAAGATGAAAAATATGGTAACGTGCCATTTCAAAGGTTTATATATGCTATTTATGCTGCATTAATCCTTGCAGCTTATGCGCCTGTTTTAATTTCTACTTATGCCTTTTCAGATGATTGGGCAGCAGCAAATGAATCTCTTACAGGAGGAGATTCGTTTAGGTGGGATGTTATGTCAGGCAGACCAATTTTTGCACTCTATCGGTTGGGATGGGTTAAGTTAATCCATGGCATAGATGATATATTCATTTTGCGTTTTTTTTCAGTAATATGCACCATATTTTTCGCTGTTAGCTTCCATAACTTCATCCTAAAAAGAAAGATCTTCAGTGATTATTGGATGGTTTTTACTTGCCCTATACTAATATCTTTATTACCGTCATTTCAGGTATATAATTCATGGGCAACATGTTCTCCATTTGTATTATCCACATTTCTTTCATTATCCAGCTATCGAGTTATTACTCAACGCAATAGCATTAGCTATCCTACAAAGTTAGCCTTTGGAGCATTACTATTAATAGGTTCATTTGCAATATACCAACCGACATCACTAACCTTTATTTTTTTTATGATGATAGATTACTGCTTTGGTAGGGATAGAAGGCCGCAAATAAAGGATTTTATATCAGCATGTCTAGTAATGGCTTTGGGATTGTTAAGTTCCGTTTTTTTATCTAAAGTTTTACCAAAAATTTTATACGGAGAAACATTATCCCGAGCACAGTTTACTAATGATCTGGTAGGTAAATTAGATTGGTTCGCCAATGAAGCGTTCATCAATGCACTTAATAACTTCAATATCACACCTGGGTTAATATATGGTTACCTGTCGGCTTTTTTATTAATGGTCGGGTTGATTTCATTCGTTAATAAAGATAGGGCTTTCATTAATTACACCTTCTGCATCCTAATGCCAATAGCCTGTTACGCATCAAATCTAGTTATAAAAGAAAACTGGGCTGCTTTCAGATCATTGGTGGGACTAGAAATGTCTTTATCATTCTTCTGTATTTGCGGTTTATTTTTTATAATAAAGAAGATAAATAGTGACCTAATTTGTCCTTTACTAGTCCTTTTAATGGCTTTCTTATTATGCCAAAACAATATTACAAACTATTTTGTCGGACCTCAGCAATTTGAGTTAACGGCATTGTCGTCATATATTGATAGCCACATAAGCAAAGATTACAAAGGAACAATAAACTTCAAAATTGATGACCCTGCATACAACACTTTTTCTCCTGGGCAAAGATATGACGAGTTTGGAAACATATCATTAGCTACTCCATGGGCTGTTATTGGCATGACCAATAGAATAAAGATGGAAAAAGGATTCTCATTTAATGTAATTTCTCAGCAGTCGGATGTTGGAAAGAATACGACTGGTAAAGACCTATTCATAAATACTGGTGATGCTATGCGGCAAGCAACTTCATTGTACTAAAAATAAGCAGGCGGTGATGCCGCCTGCTTATTCCCAATGTTCCTTTCACTCAACCGTTATTAGCAAAACACATAAAATCCATATTAGTTTTTTAAAAACTTGTTCTACACATTGCTAAAACATATTAGCTTAACTCGAGTAATGAGATGGGTTTGTAGGGTTGCAAGGAATAATAGCGGCGAAATAAATTTGAGTTCCACCCCCATATTCCCGTGCGTTCTGTAGTTACAGATACTCTTTTATTTGGATGACAGTATTTATAACACTATCAATAATCTTTTTTAAATTGTAGGAATCCACTGAGTTTTGCCATCTGAAAAGATGATGATATAATAACCTTACAAAACATATACTCCGATAAAAAATCAGCCCTGAATTCAGGCGTGAATCTGCTCAGTTGATTGTTGAACAAAACTACACTGATTTAGATACAGCTTAAGATATGGATTGCGAGGATTAATTTACGCTTACTATTTTCAAAAACTCCCCACCAAATGCGTCACCACTTCTATCACTTTAGCGCCTTCCTGGGTATCTCCATCGCCAGTTTCATTATTAGTGATATACCTCCTGACACTCACTTCGGCAAGCACCAAACGGCCAGATAGCTCCAGTACCACCCATAGTGCCCTCAGAGATTAGTCGTTTTTCTGTGTAGTCTATAGCGAAGACGGTAAGGCCATACCAGTTTTCCACTATGAGGTAGAAGCGCCTAACGTAGTTGTAGTGGATAATGTGGTGGTTGTCGAGGTGGCATATGATGACGAAGCCGTCATTTGAGTCTGCGATTTATTCCAAACTGAATCATCAGGCATCTCCAGTCGGACGTCAATCCAAGTATCATTGGGGATATCAATCAAATCACCCTTGCTCATCTCCAACTCGCCATCGTCAGTAAGGGTGTACTTCTGCTTGAAACACTGGACCTGAACACCCTGATCGATTTCCGTGGCCGTAGCTAATGCAATAATTCTCCCCTGCCCGTTACCGCAGTCCATGACCTGCCAAAGATCGGTTGCTAGCCCAGTAGCGCCAATAATCAGATAGGTGCCAGTGCCTGTTTTCGCGATTTTGCACCCTTCCGACTCATCGTTAACGTAACCATAGTCAGATTGCTGGGTATATTCATCTGCGGTGCCTATAACGTCCTGGCGCGTGTTGTCGGCCACGCTGTTGACGATACGGACGATAGGTGACGCCGGTACAAGTGCACCTGATGAATTGGTGGTGGTGTTTGATGTGGAATAAAGTTTCCTGGCCGAGTACGAGCTATTAACGTTGGTCACGTAGATCAAATCACCACTGGTGCTCATTGCTAGGTAGTGCTGCCAAACTCCACTCCCAGCAGCGCCGGTGTCTGTAGTCTGATTGCTAAATTGTGCGCAGATACCATACTGAGCGCCGTAGCCGAAAGGCGTATTGTTGAATGTGTAGACCCCAGCCCCCTGAGTATTGGCGGCAGTAGCACCACAAGCGAACAGATTCCGTGACAGTTCGGAGTCCAAGTTACTCCTTGATACCTGGCTAAGGTGGGCCATAGAGCCTAACGCATCTATTGCGTTGCTTATGGAACCTTTCAGCAACGAAACAGGGACTGCTGCATTATCATCACCTTCGGCACTTTGCACCCAGAATTTTTGAACAGTAGAGCCACTCAGGGATGCTTTTGAGTTTAAGGACGAGACAAGAGAAATCCATGATGGGCCAGAGTAGCTACTACCGTCCGGTAAATTGACAGTAACAGTCCCGCTGCCAGACAATACTTGCTGCCAGTTCTGCTTATCATAATTAAGTCCGCGAATAGCCCTTGCAGTATCAGCGGCTAATTGCGCAGTAATTCCCACCATTGCCTGCCGAGTAATAACCTCAAAAGACAAATCCGATGTTGTCGATCCATTGAAAGCTACTGTCAGGGTTAATTCTGTGGCGGACGTTACAGAGTCCACGCCAAGTGTGTAATTAATACCGTTCACCGTGGTAAAGATAAAATCACCCGCTTTTAATTCTGACGTAAAAGCAGTCCCAGAGCCGGTAATTGACGCTGAAGCATTGGTGAGGGAAATTGTTCCGGTTGTCATTATTAATCCTTAAAAGTAATCAGCCGTATCAAGGCATGGTAGGAAAACAGCGAACTGTGCAGCAGTAGGAGATTGTCCAGAGTAGAAGCGTGCATTCCCTGGCGCTCCTCTGGCAGATGTAACCCGCGTGCCGTCCATTTTCATTCCAGCGTATAAGAAAGGTCTGGCAGTCCAGCCCCCAGAAATTGATTGCGTATAATCGCCACTCTGCAGGCCAATACTTGCCAAAGGGACGAGAGGAGCCCCGGATATAGTGCCCGTGGGTGATGTCCATGATAGTTTTTCACCGCCCCCAGTGTCGTAGTTTGTCCAACTGGAAAAGTTGTAGCCCTGCCCATTCCACTTAACTAGCGGATATCGGCTACTGAAAGTGACCTGGCCGGCTGAGTTCCTGATAACAATGCCATAGCCAGACGACGGCAAGGCTGGAGCCGAGCCACAACTGACAATGACTACCCTCACCCCAGAGACACTTCCCCCAACCACAGAGCCATTAGCGTTACTAAACCCTGAGTAACACTGAATGCTGTTATTGCTGCGGTTCATGTATAGCGGTGTACTAGTGTCATTCCAGTTAGCAAAAACCACATAATCACCAAGTGCCAGCACATCAGAAGGAATTGACCAAGACCCGCTAATGTCAATAGTGCCCCGATAAGACACAAAGCCCAATGAACTGGTATCGCTGACTTCCATGAAGTTAGAGCCATTATTGATCCTGATTCCATACCCTGAGCCCTGGTCTTCGGCAGGAGATACAGCAAAAACGGCAGTATGAAATGGGGCGTAAGTCCCTGACATATCTGTCGGGTACACACCATAACTGAGAGTGCTTCCAGACACTGAAAGTGATGTGATGTATGCCATGGATGGCGGATCAGATGGGTACACATGAACCATGCTTGTAGGGATGCAGAGCTGAGTAAACCCGGACGGCATTGATCTACTCATGGTGACCGACCTACTGCCTTGCGGAAGGTCATAACTACCTAATGGGCTAATATATCGACCACCATCCATGGTGACAGTTGCGCCACCATCATCTGGCTGAAATCGTATTCCATAAGTCATGATAGCTTGCCTATAAATGCACGCTCGACGCCACTGGCGTCATAACACCCAAACCCATCTGCAGTCATCTTCGAGTAGCCAGAGCTACTGGATGAACCGAAAAAGAATCCGTCAGTTTTTGAGATTCGCCAGCCAACCGTGCCGTTATAGTCGTTAGATTGGATTGTGTCGCCGATCTTGGCGTTGGTGATAGTTCCGTCCTCAATGAACGTGTTACTCATGAAGATCTGGCCATTCTGTACGACAAACGGACTTGATGGCGACCCGCCCTCATCACTTAGAATTGCAAAGCGATCGGCCACAAAAAGAACCTGACTCGTAGCTGATCCATCAGAGTTAATCTGAACGCCGATACCCATTCCAGCACTGAAATAAACGCCGTTATAAGTTACTCCAGCGGTCACTGTGAACTGCGAGTAACCGGTGCCAGCTGCTGTGAAGTTGGTCGTCGCTTTCGTCTGTAGGGCAGCTGTGTTGTCGTCGATACTGCTACTCAGTTCGTTAAGCGTCGATGCTGTCGCAGAGTTCTGATCGGCAACCGTGGTGTTTAACTGGTCAATCCTCGCACTAGCAGAGCCAAAGTTTACGATCTGTCGGCTTGTCTCATCGACAGATGAAAGTGCATTTGTAAGAGTTGCACTTATCAAGTTTGCGCTTTCGGCCTCGTTATCACCGATAGCCTGAGTTATATCGTCAATCTTCTGAGTATTGGCGGTAATTGCATCGCTCTGCTGCGTTACTGTTTGACTCAATGAACTGACAGAAGACACGCTGGCCTTATCAGAAAGACTGTTTTGCAGGCTGGTAATGCTTTGGCCCTGACTGGTGATCGCGTCTCCCTGCTTGGTGACTGTACCTTGCAGCGTGGAGAAAGCGTCCAAGCTTACCACCTGAACAGTTACGGAAGGGTTAGAAAGCCTTGCTGATGTTGAGTGGTGATCAACTTGTAGCTGTCCAGACGTGGCACCCTCAGGGACTGTCACTTTCCCTGCGGCCGTAAACCAAGTGTTAGCAGTGGGTGAGTCAATATCTACCGCCGCGATAGCATTGTTAGACATACTCGGCCCATCAAAGCGAATCCGCAAAATAACCTCAGCGGAAGAATCCACCCAAAGGTCGGCGGATACAAGCAAGACATCTCCTGCTGTAACTGAAAAGCTACCCGACCCAGGCGCCCATTCCCAATCGCCTTGTACGTAGGTTCTGTCTCCATCTGTACCATATGAGTTAGCAGACCAGCCTGTGTTGCCCAGCATTGCAGGGTTAGGGACAATATTAGACCCTTGTGTAACAGCAGCCTGTAAGCTAGTAATAGACGACTGCTGGCTACTTATTGTGTCGCCCTGATTTGAGACTGTGCTTTGTAATGCAGACAATGCAGAGTTATCAGCTTTACCGGAAACAGCATTCTGCAAAGACGTAATGCTGTCGCCTTGGCTAGTAATGCTGTCGCCTTGCTTAGTAACAGTGCTCTTTAACGAGTCTAGGGCAGATGAGTCAGCCTTCCCTGAAACATCATTTTGCAGACTGGTGATGCTCTTCCCCTGACTGGCAATGGTGTCGCCTTGATTGGTAACCGTTTGAGACAGATTGGATATGGCGCTAGCATTCGCTAAAACGCCTTTACTGTTGCGCGTTGCAACCACGTTCCACAGGTAAAACTTGCCGCCAACTGATCCACCGTTGACATAGAAGTAATACGCGCCATCCGGCACGGTGAGGGTGCGTGAGATATGGGCGCTATCACCAGCTAAAACGTCCGTATAGAAAAACCAATCTTGTGATGCCGAGTCACCCTTGGTCGCCTTGAACCAGTAGATCGCAAAGTCCTTACCCTTGAGATCGTCTATAGCTTCAATATCAAAATCAAGGTAGACAGTATCACCCGGGCTCACCGGCACGTAAGGGGTGTATTGCTGCCACGCTACGCCGCAAATGGCAGCTGTCAGGCCGTTTAGTGTTGTTACAGACTCGACGCCACTACCCCATCCGGAAGCGTTGTCCAGCATGTTCGGGTTGGGGATAATGTTGTCACCGACCGTGGCCGTGTTTACCAGATTAGTGATGCTCTGACTTTGACTGGAGATGATGCTGCCTTGCCCGGTAACCGTGTTTTCTAAGCTACTGAGGGCAGAGGCATCAGCCTTTGTCGCAACGTTTTCATCAGTAGTCGCTAATGAAGACTTTAAGCTACTAATGTCTGAGGCATTAGCCTCCGTTGCTGTATTGAGCGTGTCCAGTGACTTATCAATAGTTGAAACACTGCCATCCAGCTTTGTCTCTAACGCCTGACGTGCAGTAGCCTCTGCCTTATCACCCGAAATACGTAACTGCTGCTCGCTGTAAATCAGGCCTGATGTAACTTGACTCGCATCTGTGCCGGTGTATGGGCCACGCAACTGAGTCGCAAGAGTCTCCCGATTGGTAGCCTCTGCTGCGTCAGCGGTGACACGCGCAGTCTGCTCGGCTTGTAGTGCAGCCATTCCCGCGCCCGGAGTAGGTCGCCCGATTGCGATCCAGTCAAACGAAACATAGTTATCTCTGGTTGACGCGGAAATCATGTCGAGACGAACCTTTCCGATGGTCGTTACGTCAGTCCAATCGATTTCCTCAAAGGTAATCGTGGCAATACCGTTTGCGTCCCAATCTGGCTCAGCAAGCGTAACCATGTCGGTATCACTAAATGACGTACCTGATGCAGCCCACCTTAACTGGCCGTTCCATGTAGGCGAACCAACTTTTTTCAGACGTAGCTTCATGAACCGGTATGACGATGATGCGAAATCCACCGCTGGCGAAATGATGTAGGAATCAGTTGAAACCGCGGGAGTCATCCAGCCATCTGATGATACGGAGATAGACCCACCATTACACGTCCACCCTTCATCCGTTTTATCGTCAAAGTACCAAATATCTAGTGAGTCAAATTGATCACCCGTACCAGCAGCCACCTGTGCTATCTGCTGAGCCAGTGAGTCATCACCATTCTGGATAAGGGTTTTTACCGTGCTAATGTCTGCTTCACGGGCATTTTGCTCATTAAGGATGGCATCTGCTCGGGCACTTGCTTCTGCGGTAACGGCAGCTTCCCGTGCTGTTGTTTCATCATTGATAGATGAAGTCAGATCTGACTTAGCGGTAGCCAGATCGTCTGACGCCTGCTGCTTGGCGCTGGCGATGTCTGCCTCTGCGGATGTTTTAGCATCGGAAATTTGCGAGTCAACATTTGTCTGATCAGCCTTCGCGTCAATCTCAGCAAGAAGGTCGCTGCCTAGCTCAGTTTTAGTTATCTGTCCGGCGATATACCCAAGGATATCTGAAGCGTCTGAACTTACTTGACCAGCAGCAAAATCAGTCCACTCACCTTTATTACCAATCTTGTCAATTAACCGTGCTCGATACCATCGACGTGCGCCAGCCGGCATAGGCCCATGCTGATAATTGCTCCCCGGATAAGCGATCATCGTCAGTTGCTGTGGGTTCTGACCATCTGCCGTGGTCGCCACCTGCAACTCGGTGTAGGCAGTATCACCAGAACCGTCAGGGAATCCCCAAGTTAAGTTGATATCCCAAACAACATCATCGGTCGCCAGTAAACTGGTTGGAGTTCCCGGCTCGCCTACTTTCCCCGTCAAGCTGACTGAATCGGCATATCCCCAGGGTGAAGAGACATCTGAAGCATTAATTGAGCGCACTCGGACATCATAAACACCGGAGTAAATCCCCTGAACCGAGAACCCTTGGGCACTTGTCAGGCCGACATTCACCCAGTCCCCACTGTCTTTTCGCCACTGAGCGGTATAGTTGATAGCGCCATCGACCTTGTCCCATGCCACCTGCATTGTGGCCACAGTTAGTCCCTGAGATATGTGGTCAACTTCACTCACTGTGATATTACTCGGAGCAGACATAACACTTGCCGGAGTGACGGTTATTGGGGCTGATTCTACCGTTACCCCATCATCGATATAGCTGTACTTGTTCGGGTCGTATTGCACCCCCGCAATGGTGAAAGTGCCGTCGTCATTGTCAGTAATGGATGTCACCCGGAACTGCTGAACCGCCAAGTTATCACTATCGATGATCCATACCGCACCCGCGACGGGGGCAGTTTTGAATGCTGTGCTGACAGTCACTGTTTTCTTATCGTCACTAATGCTGGAAATAGTACGCGTCTGTGCGGTGCCATCCGGTAAGTTGACGATCAGCCTGTCCCCTGATCCAAAAGTAATTGCTCGGTCGAGCGTGATACTTAGGCTACTGACTGAAGAAATTCGTCCGCCATTATCTTTACCGGCACGATACGGGTCAGCAACACCGATGATGGATGCGGGTAACGGGATATGACCATCCAATCCAACACTGAATGATACGGTGCCATCTTTGGCATTTGATAACAGCGTCCAGCGACCACGGCGGTGTGCCTCACTTTGTGATGTACAGCCAATAGCTGTCAGGCTAGTTTGCTGAACGCCATAGCGACTCAGTAAATCTGAGTCATAAACTGCCTCAGTCGTATCAATGTAATGGTTTTGCGGGTCAGAATAGCTGACCAGACAGGACGTATAGCGGTTTTTATATGAACCACCGGCATAGCTGAATGACCCATCGACCACGTTTGCAGCGGTATAGGTCCACTCCAGATCATCCACGGGCGCATCAGCAGTTACCACGACCTGAGAATTACCCCAAAAGGTGATACCTCGAAAAATGGCAGCGAAATCCTGTAAAACGGTAAAGGCGTCTTCTTGAGACTGGACGTAGGCATTGCAGGTGAACCGAGGCTCTTTACCGCTGGCGCCATCTGATACCATTTCATCGCAATACTCGGCGATCTGGTAAAGCTCCCATTTATCTATCATTGAGGAGTCAATGCGATTCCCCATACCCGACACTTTATCGAGGATGATATCGTAGAAGACCCATGCCGGGTTATTGCTGTACGCCATCTTGAAACTGCCATCCCAGGTGCCGGTATACTCTCGAGTGTCCGGATCGTAATTGTCCGGGACCCGTATCAGCTTCCCTTTCATTTTGACCGTCACCTTCGGCGCACCACTAGTGAACTGCTCGGCATCTACCTCGACATACAGCAGCGCGGTATTCGGGTATCTCAGCTTACTGTCGATGACTTCAGCATAGGAGTAGACCTTGAAAGCATTTACCAGTTTGGTACTGGTTGAATCTGCTGTGATGCGACGCACCCGGATAGCCCAGGTAGTTGCTCCTTTGGTTAAGTTGATCCGGTGGTCACGCTGATATTCTGACGTGGTCTTGCCGTCAAACTTACCACTCACCACGGTTTCATAGCTGCCGCCGTCAGTGGACAGATCAATCGCATACTCGGTGACAGTCCCGACCATGTCGCCATTATCTTTGTACTGGTACTGCGCTGGCAGTGATAGTTTGATGCGGACGGCATCGAGAGAAGTATTCGTGAACTCATGGGTCCACGCTGAAGAGGTAGTGACAGCAACGCCCACTGATAGCTCGTTATCAATTTCAGGCATCCCTTGGATGTATTCCTGATCTTGCGTGCCGTTACGAAACTCCCAACTAACGCCGGTGAAATTATATGTCCCGTCCTCATTGGCCAACTGCGTATCGTTCAGATAGATTTGCTGCGCGGTAACCGTCCCTTCAGTTTCTCCCTCACATACAGCAACCAACATTTTTAATTTGGCGTCAGACAGTAGATCATCACTTTGCTCAACTGGTGTGTAAGACGATGAAGCTGAGCCACCTTTTCGCCCCTGAATGGTGACGTTATTCATTAGTTGCATATTTCACCCACTAAAAAGCCACCCGCAGGTGGCTGTGATAATCGTCATCGTTACTGCTGGTCGCTTGAGAACATCCCAGCGCTAATAATAGCGCCGCCGATTTCCCGCTCTCCGTAAAGCACGGGGACCGGATAACCCATTGCCACTGTGTTTACAGGGGCGCCAAAAGCGTAGTTCGGCTTATTCTCAGCACTAGAAGATGCCCCTGCAGTATAACGGGCCTGAGGTGTAAGCATTTGAACAACACCGCCCAGCGCCATTGAAATACCCAATCCCGTCAGGGCAGTTGTAGTAGCAGTTGCAGCTGCTGTACTGAACCCAACGGCTGTCAAAGCCGCCCCCCCAGTAAAGTAAGCCGCCGTTAAAATTGCAGCTCCGATAAGCACCTGAGTAAGCCCTGAGTTTTTGGCGCCGCGAGGAATTGGCCGCATGGTAAAGTCAGTGACGCTGGTCGTGAGGTCGAAACCCTCTAGGCCAACATTGGTGTTATCCGCGAAAAAGGCGAAGTGAATGCCATCATGATGCGCCGTGGCCAAATAGGTTTTGAACCCTTTCACCTGTGAACACATTGCGCGGATCATCTCGTTCAGGTCGGCTACATGGAATGAGTGCGTTTTACCAAAGCGCTTTGCCGCCTGCCCTTTCAGTGTCAGCGTTTTCAGCATAATAAATCCTTGTGGCGAACCACTCTTACCGTCCGGTCCCGGAAGTACTGGCCATAGGGAACCCTGGCTGATAGGTTGCCAAAATTGTGATGGAGCATGATGTTGTTGCCGAGATAAATGGCGGCATGATTGGTAACTGGCGCGGCAATCTTCATCATAATCATATCGCCTGGTTGCATATCAGAGACTTCAACAAAACCTTCTTTCTGCCAGTTATCGTCATAGCGATTCTCTTTGCCGCCAGACCACCATTCGTACGGTACTGACCAGTTATGCAACTCAATACCATGCTCCCGACGGTGATATTCCCGAATGAGTGACCAGCAGTCTGCGTGTCCCAACACCCAGCGCCTGCCGACATAATCTCGATCTGTGCGAGGTGAGAATGTGCAGAAATCGCCCTCTGGCCACGACATGATGCCCCACTCCAATCCGGAGTAATCACACTGAATTCTGTCCATCTCTGAAGGGATAAGCACCGGCACATCAGGGTGCGAGTGGATAATCATGATCACCTCCCCCAGCCGCTCTGCTGCCCGGTAGTCACTATCACGCATAACAAACGTGTTCAGTGGGTCGTCGGCATCATTATGGCAGCGGATATAAGATTGCTTGTTGCCGTTCTGGATGATGACGCCACAGGCCTCTTTCGGGTACTCGTTGATGACGTGCTCTCGAATGGCGTTAAGGAGCTTTTCACGCATGGCTATTTCCCCTGTAAGTTGGCGCCAGGGAATCCACCAAACGATAATGCCGCCGTACTGCCAAAACGGAGTTTGCAGTCTGACAACCGGCCACCGCAGACATCTTTGGATGGATCATCCGTAGCAGTGCCGTCCTTGGTGAAATAGTTTGTGCCGGCATAGTCGCAGCCAGTACCAGACCGATACCAGCCGCGCATACACCATGTGCATGATGGCGTTATCTGACGCGTTGGCAATTGCAGGGACTGAAGGTTAAACGGTGAGCAGAGTTCAAAATCCACCTGTGATCGGGTTTCCGATGTTTTAGAGTTGATATAGAAGAGTTGAACCCGTTCCTCGCTAGAGTTCGCATCTGCATTGCCCTGACTCCAGTTGGCAGCATCCAAGTACTTTTTGAATGTCGTATGAACCCTGACCTTGGCTTTCACCATGTCGTCATATTCAAGACACAGCGCAGTCACGGAGTTGAGCACATTGCCTACGGACAGTGTCGGCGTCGGCTGCGACCCTTCGCTTGTCAGTGCTAGGTCTTTAATTTCGTACGGGTGCGGGGTGTATTCATTGCCCTGCCAGATGATAGACGGCATATTCTCTGAAGCGAACGACTGCCAGCCATCCTCTGAGACATTGTAGGCATGGAAGCGTAGAACCTCTGGCACACCAAAATCAGTGCCATCTACTTCGATAAGTTGCACAAGTGAGCCAGGCTCTAGTTGCTGTAAATCTGCTGTAAAACTCATATTTCACCCATAAAAAAAACCGCCCGGAGGCGGCAGGTTGTGTTGATTCCTTTACGGCGAAACCGTCTGCTCAAACGTGAATGCCAGGCTGACGTAGTTGCTATAGCTGAATGTTGGGGCAATCGAATCCACTTTAACTCGATACAGCTTTGTCTCACCCCATGGATTCTTCCAGTAAAATGACGTGGCGCAGTGTGAAACCAGAAAATCTCTGACTGCTGCCATGTCATCCGGTCGACCATTGCAAGTCAGGCTCCAAGTTTCTAAGCTGGTATTAAGGCCATCTTCGCTAACCTGTTTATAACCGTCCCCAAACTGGGCGCTATATGTCGATACCGGAGCCGCCCCACTGGCACCAGCGCTGACACAGTAATCAAACGTATCAATTGCCATTAGCGCCCCTTAATCGCCCGCCATAGCGGGGTTCCCTGTTTGTTTGCCTGTTCGTTGATAGTGTTAACCACTGCCGCCTGAATCTGCTTAGCGATACCCTGACCATCCGATGAGCTACTGGATGATGCCTGACCTTGGTTATTAAGGTTCACCACAATCCCGCCCAAAGAAATACCACCTCCTGATCCCTGACTACTGCTAACTGATACAGATGGTGTTGGAGCGCCTACATAGCCTCCGCTAGAGTAGCCTTTCATCAGTCGGGCCAGATTGTCCTTGCCGATCCGGTTAGTGGCTTCTTGCGTGAAAACGAACTCGCCTTTGTGGACTATCCCCGCCGGATCATATTTGCCACCTACGCCGGTAAAGCCACCACTGTCATACGAATTGAAACTGGTAGATAGGCCTAGAGCACCTGTCGAACTAGCCGCGCTGGATGTGGTTGCTGCCGTTGCGCCACCACTGAATAAACTACTCACACCGCTAATTGCTGTGCTCGCAAGTCCGGATATAGCCATCCTTGCAGCGATACGTGCCAAGTCTGACACGACCGAATCAGCGAAACTTTTGAAGGATAATTTGCCTGAGGTTACGAACGTAACAAGGCTATCTTCCATGCCGGTAAATGCGTCACTGAATAGCGTCTGCGTCAAACCAGAAATATTCTCGGCACTGTCGGCATACTCGGTCCACGCTTTCTCTGCTCCGTTTGACCATGAGCTACGTATGCTCTCCATCTTCTGAGTATGGGCGTCATAGTCCTTCAGCATTTCGTCATTCGCCGCCTGTTGCATCGTAATTTCTTTATCGATGGTATCGCGATCAATGGCTGTGGTTGCCGAGGTTCTCTGCTGGCGTAACTGGATGATTTTCTCGTTCAGTTGCCGCTCAAGCGTAACGCGCTGGGTAAGAATGCCCTGCTGATAGGCACTGATAGATCCTGATGCTGATTGCTCTGTAGCGCTGTATTGAGACTGCCGAGTTGACACATCTTTATTCAGGTTAGACTGGTAGCCGGAAAGCTGTGATGCTTGCTTATGTAGCTGCTCCTGCTTTTCTAGCGCAGCATTTTGCTGGTAGAGCGCGGTGATCTTGTCCTGATTTGCCAGTAATGACTTCTGGTCTGCTGTCAGCGTGGATTTGGTTTTCAGGTCAGCAAGTTTTTGCTCCCATTTAACAAGCGACTGCTGAGCGGTAGAGAGTTGGCCAGTAGTGTTTAACTGGCTAACCAGAACTGTATGCTGCTGGTTGAGTTGGTCAATCAGCCTGCTACCTGCGTCTTCCGAATAAGACTTACTCTGGCGCTGTTTCGGTGCTGCCGGGTCCTTGTATTTGTTATTAATATCCTGTCTTAGTTGCGCTTCTTCAGCGGCGCTTATGCTCGTTCCAGCGGCCCGAGTTTTCTTCAATGCTTCGGTAAGAAGGTTCTGTTCTTTTGTCCTTTTTTCAGCATTGGAGAGGGATTGTTGCTGGAGATTGTCAATATACTCCTGCGCCTTTATACCGGCCTGCTGTGCTTGATTATGCTTGTCGATAAACCCGTTTAGCACATCTTGGGTAGATGCTTGGCTTTGCAAAAATGAAAGCTGCGCTTTTAATGACGCAAGCTGCTTATCCTGAGCACCGCCATCGCCAATTCCACCTAAACCAAACACGCCCGGCTTCACATTGCCTTGGATATCGGATATTTGCTTTTGGACGTTAGCTATTTGCTGCTGGAGAGTCTGTCCACGACCAATGTCCAGCATGCTATCCCAGGCACCCTTCGCTGCCTCACCAACTGAATTCCAGATAGTTTCCAGCGTCCCAAGGCTGTTTTTAATCTCACTTGTCCTCTGACTTAGCGCATTGGCGTAAGCGTCATTAGCCACTTTTGCAGCATCTTGCTGATCACCTTCGTCTTGAAGCGCCTTAATCTGGTTGTAAGTCGCTAGGGTAAGGAAATGATATTGGTCATTCAGCTTGGTGATCGCCGCAACTGGGTCATTAGCGATATTGTTGAAATCGGCAACCAGGCTAGCAGTTGCCTGACCAGTAGCATCGCTCATGCTCACAATGGCCGCTGATACTTTCTGCAGGGAGTCTCCCGCGATGGTGCCTGTAGACACAACCTGAGCAATAACCGATGCTGCATGACCCTGTGTTGAGCCGGTGGCGGTGCTGATTGTGGCAGCCATTTCGGACAACTGCCCGGAGGTTTTTCCTACCTGGTTGCCAGTCAGGATCAGGGACTTCATGAAAGCCTCTTGCTCCTGCTCACCTTGATAATATGCCAACCCGAGAACGCCAACTGCGGCGGCGGCCACAGTAAAGGGGTTAACCAAACCAGCAACATAAGTGCCCACAGCCTTAATTGTCGGTCCAAGCCCACCCATCATGCCGCTTAGCATACTGCCTTGCTGAATCAGTGCCATAATAGGCGATTCGCCACTCGCAATACTTGTCACCATCCAAGATAACTGAGAGGGGATCATCGCCATGTTGTGGGCAGCGTGGCGGGATGTATTCCCCGTCTTTGTTAAAGTCTCAGAAAACCCTGTTAACTTTTCTCTCGCCTGCTCTAACTTAGCGTTGTATTCAGTGAACGTTTCTTCGTCCAGCATCCCTTTGCTTTTGAACTTAGACAGAGCCTGCTGCTGATCATCCAGCCGGTTCAGGGCGGCATTGATCGGGTTAATCTTGTCGAGCAGGGCACCCAGCGCCTTAGCTTCGTCATTTGTAGCTTTGGTGGCCGCCTGCGTAGATTTGGTGTACTCATCCGAAATTTTTGGCCCCTGTTTCAGCCAGGAGTTGTAGTCTTTGGTTGCCCCGGAAAGGTTCTCGGTGGCCGTCTCAGCTTTCTCCCCAGCCTGGGTGAGCTTTGCAAGGGAAGTTGCCAGTGAGTCAGCGTTCTTTTGCGCACCGGAGCTATCGATGATGACGGCTAGGCGGGATGTTTGTTCTGCCATTTACTGTTCTCCGGGCATAAAAAAACCCCGCCGGAGCGAGGTTTTTTGTTTATTTTAATTGATCTATTAACCTTTCTTAGGGTCTTTGTAACCCGCAAGATCAAACTTGAATTGGCGCGCACCAGCCTGAAAAAAATCGGCTTCAATGATAAGTTTTTTGTGAGTGCTGATATTCTTTATGAATGAAGGGGCATCATTTATAAACAGAACATCAGTGCTATTATCAGATGCGCCACTCATCTCATAATGCTTTATATTGTCGTTATCAAACTTGACGGCAATTGAGCATCCATCATAGGCCGCACAGTTGAACTGCCCCTTACTGATGATAATCATCGCTTCACGAGGCTTTAGGTTATCAGCCGTCTGTCCGTCTTTCAGTTTGGTATTCTGGGAGCGAAGAACGATCGATAGGGTTGATCCACCGTTATATGGGAAATCAAAGTCAGTAGTATTATCAGAGTTTGTCTGAAGATACTTTGTTGCCGTACCCCTCATTTCATCATTTTTGTATGTTGCTACCCAATCAGCAGAGAAAGCAGGCATCGATGCAACAATAATCAGTCCAAGCAAGCATTTTCTTAAATTCACATCCCCACCCTCATTTGTAAAGTTAAGATCAATCCCAAAGCCAGACTTATGCAATTGGAGCTATAAGCTGACTTCAAATGGTATAGCGAAGCCACCCTGAGGTGGTTTATTGTCAGTTTGCGTTTTCACAACCAAGTTGAGATTTATCAATAATCTCATTACCTTCTACACGGAAACCGTATGTCCCGACTAAGAATGCATGATTCAGCTGATAGACAACAACATCACTTAACCCAACAGCACATTTGTTTTTCTCAATAGCTCGATCCATCGCTGTCTTCACGCTTGGAATGCCTAATGGGAAAATCACTATAGGTGCAGTGTCCTCACCGATAACCCTCTGACCCTTCTCAAATTTTCCAGAGTTTAAATTGTAGTTTTTAGTGCTACCAACGGTCATATCTGCTACACGCACAGTACAGCCAGAAAGAAGAACAGCCCCTAAAGCCAACACCAATATTTTTTTCATTAAAAATTTCCATATGATTGCAATCGGAAACATCTTAACAAGAAAATAAATCGCATCAATAAAAAATATTTACCAATCAGTCCTCGTCACCCTCTTCAGTTTCTTCATCCTGTTGGCGGGACCATTCCTCTCGGTATTCGTCATCCAGGGCGAAGATCGCCGCCTCAAACAAATCACGATCTACCACCACCGGGCGCGATGCCAGATAAGCATCAATATCCCGGATGGCGATCGGCAGCGGTGATACTGCCATGCCTGCGTATTGACGGCCCCGGCTTATGGTGGCATAGGCAGCCAGAAACAGTGCCGACAGTTCATCAATTTCCGGCTCGTCACTAACCTTTATGCCTAGGCGCTCTTCGCGCCAGCGGTTACGCTCGCCCTCAGGCCCAGAATACCGATTAAGCCACTTCTGCGCGGCTATTACTTTCCCACCGCTTCCTGTTTCTGCTCTTCTTTCCCTGCGGCAATGTCGGCACCGGCCTGAATGATAGCCCAGTAGAACTGCGGGTTTTGCTGTAGTAGCACCATTCCGGCTTCCGGCGTATAGGGGATCGCCTGCTCTTTGCCGTCCACGACTTCACCAACACCTTCCCAATCCATTAGGAGGTGGCGGCTACACGTTTCCAGCAGCAAGTCATCCATCGAATCGATATCACCGACCGACCCAAGACTGAAATCGGGGGTACCTGCTTTAAACAGACTGTCCAGTTTGTCGATGTGGCGGCGTACCAATGCGCTACGGGATTTAAAGCCGTGATTTGAGGTGCTGCCAACTTTCAGTTTCAGGCCCGGAACTGGCTCAATCCAGCGGGTGCCGTCAGCGTCCAAGTGTTTATTGATGATTAACATAATGCCTCTGCGTTAAAAGGCCCGTAACGCCACGCAGAGCGAAACGGGCAA